GCGCTGTCATCACCTCGGGGCCGATAAAGGCCAGCGGCGCGCGCAGGGTGGTCAAGCACACGTTCCGTGAGCGCGCCTGGCGTTCCATGCGATTCCGTCGCCAGTTCACCCAGCCCGACATTCTGATTGACGCAACTGCGGAAGACCGGAACCCGCACAACAATCTTGCGCGATATGTCCGGTATCTTCTTTGGGCGGGCTATATCGAAGAGCTTCCTTTCCGCCAGGCCGGGACGAAACCGGGATCGAACGGGTTCAAGACGTACCGTTTGGTCAAGGACAGCGGGCGCGCCGCACCGGTCTATTCCGAGGCGCGCCAGATGTTGCTGGATCCGAACACAGGGGAGGAATTGCCATGCAAGCCGAAGCAATGATTACCGGTGCCGATCCGGAATGGCTGGCGCTTCTCAAGATCGAGGTGGCCAAGGACGGCCAATCCGTCAGCTCGGTCGCCGCACGGATCGGGATGCCCCGTCCGTCGCTGTCCCTGCTGGTGAATGACACCTATCCCGCGCGTCTGGACAAGGTCGGCAACAAGTACGCTGCAAAGGTGCTGGCTCTTCTGAAGGACCAGTTGCACTGCCCGCACCTGCGGAAAGGCATCAGCCTTGAAACATGCCGTCATCATGCTGGCCGTCCGATGTCCACCAACAACCCGGAGCGCATGAGCCAGTTCATGGCCTGCCGCGCCTGTCCCCAAAACCCAATCTCAAAACCAGAAGGAACGACAAAATGAGCGAACAACCCAAAGAAATGATGATCAACAGCCAGGGGCATCATGTCCCTATCGACCTGGTGAAGCCCGAAGACATCATGAAGCACGAAGTTGCGGTGCGCATGGTCGCAAAGGCCAAGGAGGTGCAGGCGCTTATGGCCGAGTTGAAGGAGCTGACCTTCTCTGAAGTTTTCGCCGCAAAGGCGCTGATCATGGAGAAGTACAATGCCAAGGTTGGTGGCCAGAAGGGGAACATCACAATCGGCTCCTATGATGGGAAGCAGGCGGTGAAGATTTCCGTTCAAGAGCAGATCCATTTCGGGCCGGAGCTCGAGGCTGCGAAGTCGCTGATCGATGAGTGCATCGAAGAATGGTCTGAAGGTGGGAACCAGAACATTCGTGCGCTGGTCGAACATGCCTTCCAGGTCAACAAAGAAGGGTCCATCGACACCGGCCGCGTACTGGGCCTGCGCGGCGTGAACATGAAGAGCGATACCGGCGAGGTCGACCCGAATTGGGAAAGGGCGATGGAGGCCATTGCCGACGCGGTCAAGGTCAAGAGTACCGCGTCCTATGCGCGCTTCTATGAAGAGAACCCTTTGAGCGGCAAACTCGAGACGATCTCGCTCGACTTCGCGAAGTTGTGAGGGGGCCAAAATGACCTACGACGCAACGTTCGAGAAAATCACGTCCAGACACCGCGAACTGATTATCGTTCTTGACGAAGCGATAATCGATTTCGTGCAGGATCGGAACTCATTGGAGGCATTCGCGATCTTGGCTCAATACGCCGGGTACTACGGCAGGTTTGCAGAAGAGGTTGAAGTTGAGCCCAGTGATATCGCCGCTTGCCTGACGGCGAATTACAATGAAGGTCGCGCCAAGGCTGAGGAAGCTCTTTCTAACGAAAGAGAGCAGCAGTGATGGACATTCCATTTATGACCATCGACGGCCTGATCGACTTGATGAACCTGCGCGAATGTGACCTGACAGCAGACAAGATCGCCGACAGTCTGGCTAAAACCAACCGCTTTAACGGGTGCACTCCGGTGCCCTGGTCAGTGGCGTCACATTCCATACTGGTGTCGCACATCTGCCCGCCAGGGCTTGAGGCTTGGGGCCTGCTGCACGATGCGCATGAATTCCTGCTGGGCGACTTTTCCAGGCCGAGTGTGGATTTCGTCGCTCGGGCATGTGAATACCCATCGAAATTCGCTGTTCCAATTGCCCTCGACCAGGCCAAGGCCGAAATTGATGACCTTATCGGTTTTGCATGGGCGCTTGATGAGGTTGCGGATTTCGGAGAGCTGACCGTCGCAGACAATATCGCTCTCGCAGCCGAGAGGTTCGTGTTCTTCGGGACTGAGCCTGTCTGCCATGGGACGCCGGACGAAGACGCTTTCGAGCGCGCGGTCTACCTAATTCACGAATTGCCCAAGGACACGGCGTGGCGCGCTGCCCGTGACCTCTGGCTCGAACGTGCGCGCCATCTGGCGTCGCTCGGCCATCTGCGGCTCCCCGCAGATGGAACCCAACTGGTACGCGACATGCGGCCAGCAACAGCTCTGGAGAAAATGACATGAGCACGATTACCAAAACGCAAATTATCAAGGAAATCTCAGAAGGCACGGGTTTTGCCCAATCAGACGTGACCGCTGTCGTGGACAAGCTGATCGAACAGATCGACCTGCACACGACCGAAGGCAACAAGGTGGGCCTGAAAGGTTTCGGCACCTTCGAGCGCCGCGAACGGGCCGCGCGCACCGGGCGGAACCCCAGCACCGGCGAGTCCATCGAGATTGCTGCCAGCAGCACACTGGCCTTCAAGGCGGCAAAGGCAATGAAGGGCTGATCGCATCCTTTGCGAAACCGGCCCGGTGGGCCGGTCTGCGGGGCGTGGTGGCCTCGTACTGATGAGCAACCGGAGGAAGACGGATGGAATATTCGCTGAAGGACAACGAAACCGGCGGTGTCGATCTCATACGGGTGGAACCAGAGGTGGTTGGCACATTCCACGACCGGGACGTCGCGCTTAAGGTGCTGAACCTTCTGCTGTTTCCGCAGAAAGTCGGGCCTGAGGTGCTTACGCCTGCTCCTGAGAAGGCCCCGGCGACACAGGCCTTCGCGGCTGTGCGTGGCGGTTCAGAAGTGTCCAAGAAGCAGCCGGCTGCCGAGAAGGTAGGGTCTGCCAGCACCCCCCAGTTGCCAGTCTCAGCCCCGCGCCCTGTCGCGGTTGCAGAGATCAAATTCGACCTGGATGCGGCCTTTGCACGGATCAGGGACGGCGAAAAGATCGCGGATGTGGCTGCAGACGTGGGTACGACCATGGGCAGCCTGCGGGCCAAATGGGCCAATCATCAGCGCTATCTGAAAGCGACGGTCAATCGGGACAACCGCACCAAATGCGCATTGTGCGACAAGGAATTCACCCCCTCAGCCGCCAGTCCGGACAAGTGTGCGAGGTGCGCCCGTGACTGATCTAGCCAGCATGACTGTTTATGACCGGGCACAACGGATCGAAGAGGTGCTGATGGAAGCATTGCGCCACAGAGGTTTCGAAGTCGGATCGGACCAGGATGGGCGCTATTTCTTAACGCCCAGCGAGTCCAACCGCGATGAGTGGGACCATCAATATCTGGAACCACTTGTGCGCGAGATCGAGCGGGAGCTGTTCCCATGAACGCGAACGCGATCATCAACATCGCCAAGAAAGAGCTGCGTCTGGAGGAAGATGATTACCGGGCCGTTCTGGAGCGTGTGACCGGCAAAGCATCCTTGCGCGATATGTCGGATCGGCAGAAACGCGACGTGGTCGCCGAGTTCAAGCGCCTGGGCTTCAAGGTCAAGGGCGGTGCGAAGGGCAAGCACCCTGCGTCGACGAAACCCTATATCCGGCTGATCCATGCTCTTTGGAGATCCTGTCACGGGCTGGGCGTCATCGATGACGGGTCTCGGGCGGCATTGCGCACCTTCTGTGGCAACAAGCTCGGCGGTGGTGTCGCGACGGACCCCGATCTGCTGAGCTACGAGCAGGCCAGCCCTATCATCGATGCGCTGCGCGCCATGGAACGGCGGGGCAAGGCGACATGACCGAATGGCCGTTTGATCCGCTTATTCCCATGAAGTATTCCGCGATCCTGGCCGATCCGCCATGGGCCTATGCCATGCGATCCGACAAAGGATACGAGAAGAGCCCGGAATCGCACTACGACACCATGCCTCTCGACGCGATCAAGGCGCTGCCAGTCGATCAGCTGGCGGCACCTGATTGTCATCTGTTCATGTGGTCAACATGGCCGCATTTGCCGCAGGCGCTGGAGGTGCTTGGAGCGTGGGGTTTCACTTACGTGACGGGTGGTGCCTGGCTGAAGCGCACCAGGAACTGGCTTCCGGCTTTTGGAACAGGCTACGTCCTGCGCAGTGCCACAGAACCCTTCCTGGTCGGCAAGCTCAACCGGCCCGAGATTGCCAGCCGCTCCGAGCGCAACGTGATTATCGAGACAGAGGTTCCAGATCTCATCGACAGCCTGCGACAGGAGCATTCGCGCAAGCCCCTTCAAATGCGGGAGATGATCGAACGTCTGCATCCCAAAGGCCATCTGGCAGAGATCTTCGCGCGCGAGGCCTGGGCAGGATACGACGTCTGGGGCAACCAGGCTGACAAGTTTGATGGGAACCTCGAACAATGAGTGATCAGCTGCCTGTTTCCCTGGAAGGCGTCCCTCAGTCCTTGGTGGATGTGGCTGAGACTTTCGGTCTGCAGGTCGTTTTTCTGCTGATGGAGCACTTTGGCGGGCTTGATGTTCAGTTTCCCAGAAACCCGCCTGACGATCACCCACTGGTGCAGGCCCTGGGCCAAGAGACAGGCCGCGAAGTCAGCCACTTCTTGACAGGCGCGACCATCTATATTCCACATGCGCGTGGAAAAACCACGCAACGCGCGATCATGAAGCTGGAAAAGGCGGGTCTTGATCGATCTGAGATTGCGCGGACGCTCGGCATTTCTCAGCGCCATGTTCGGCGTGTTGCCAACGCGGGCGGCAAAAGCGACCCCAATCAACTGGACATGTTTTCTGACGGTGAGTGATCGGCCCGGACGTATGTCCGCTAAACTGGTCAGCACCTATCCCGCATGCCTCTGGCAACGTTCAGCCAGCCAGAGGTTTTTTCATGTCAGCAATTCAATTGAAGACCAGCTCTGAGGGCATCGCATTCCTCGAGCGCCACGAAGGCGTCGTACTCAAGGCCTACCGCGATCCGGTGGGCATCTGGACCATTGGCGCGGGCCTGACCAAGGCATCCGGCGTCGTTTCTCCCAAGGGCGGTATGCAACTTACGCCATCCGAAGCGTCCAGCCTGTTGGCAGAAGCCCTGCACCGGAATTATGAGCCAACCGTCAACGACGAAATGCCCGGCGCTTCGCAGAATGATTTCGATGGTGCGGTCAGCTTTCATTTCAACACCGGCGCAATCAAGCGCGCCAGCTGGGTCAAGTCCTGGCGTTCCGGCAACTGGTCAGAGGTCAAGCGCCGCCTCGGTCTCTGGAACAAGGCAGGTGGCCGTGTCCTCAAGGGGCTGACGCGTCGCCGCGCGGAGGAATACGAAGTGATGCGCTTTGGCACCTATGGTGGCCAACTGCCGGTTTCGAAAGGTGGCTCGGCAAGAATCGTGGTGAGCATGTCTGCACAGGAGATCGCGGATCTGCGCGCCGACTTTTCTGCGCTTGGTTTTGATCCCGGCAGCCGCTCGGATGGCATTGCTGAAGCGGCGGTTCGCGCTTTCCAGGGCAAGCATGGACTGACCGTCGATGGTTTGATTGGCCGGGCAACGCTTTCGACAGTCCAGCGCATGCGGGACGCGAAACGCAAAGCGGCCACTGCCGGTGCCGCCACCGCCGGTGGCACTGCGGCCGGTGCGGCGGTGCCTGCCATCGACGCACTGCCCGTGGACCCCTCAGCCCTGGGCGCGGGAGGTGGTGTTGCCTGGCTGATCTGGGTGGCATGGACCTACCGCGATGCAATTGCGGCCATGATCGAGGCGTCCAATCCGGAAATCGCAAAATGGCTGAGGGAGCTTTGATATGTCAGCAGCATTGATTGCCGCCGCAATGAATGTGGGCGCGCCCCTGGTGCGCCAGATCCTCTCGGGCAAGATCGGCAACGGCCCCACAGGGCTTGTCATGGATGTTGTCGACCAGATTGCCAAGCGGGCCGGGGTGCCGGTCAGCAAACTGGAAGCGGTTGCGGAGACTGACCCCGACCTGATCCATGAAGCGATTGAACAGGTCGAAGCCATGGCACCGGAGATGATCGCGCTCTATGCCAGTGGCGTTGAAAAGCAATTTGCCCTGCTCACGCTGGAGACCCAAGGTCCGCGCTGGTTCAGCGCATGGCGGCCGCTCTGGATGTATTTCCTGATGTTCCTCTGGTTCTGGAACATCGTGGCCGTCCACATGATCAACGCCATCATGAAATGGGCGGTGCCGCAGATCGATATGACGATGCTGCTGTCGCTGACCGGTCTGTTTATGGCGCTCTACATGGGGGGCCACACGCTGAAGGATTTCGCCCGGACCCTGCGAAAGGACAGCGTGAATGGGCCTTGAGCAGAATAGCCTGACCATCGCCAGCCACCTGGCGATGGTTGTCATCTTGTTCATTTTGGCAGGCAGAGCGCTCAGCACCTTCAACAAGGGGCTGGGCGGTTTGGCCGTTGAACACGGCCTTATGGCAGCCATCGCGATTGCTTGTGTGGGACTGTCCATTGAACGCCTGTACTATCTCGCAGCGCGATTTTTGCATGGCAACGGTGTGAACCTTTGGGATCTGCACCCGGCACCGGAAGTTCTTTCTCTCATCGTCAGTGTCGCCCTATTCGGAATTACGGTTCCGCTAGTGCGCGCGCAAAGCACTGACCAGCGGCGCTGTATGCGTCGGGTCGGTTGGGAGGTGATCGCATTGGTCTCGCTTTGGCTAACGACTGTCTGGGTGCTCTACTGATGATGGAATACGTGGACATTACATCGGCCATCATTGGCCTGATACTGACCGTGTTCAGTACTTTGTCAGGCTTGATCGTCTGGCTGCACCTGAAGATGAAAAAGGTGGCCCAGGACGCCGTAAGTGCCGCCTCCGGGCCGCAAGAGCAGACGGTGCAGCGGTTGGGGCGGCTTGAAGGAGAAGTGGGTGTGCTCGGCACCGATCTGGGCGTAATGCGCACCGAGCTGCGCTCCATTGGTGACCGGGTCAACAAGGTAGAACGGGTCATGGAAAGGGTCGCCACTCAGTCTGACGTCGGCGACGTCAAGCGGGAGCTACATGGCCTGAAAACCGCATTCGACCTGCAAATGAGCACCATCGCCGGGCAAATTAACATGCTGTACCAGGCCGCGCTGAACGCGCCCCCCAAGAACTGAAGAGGCTGACAATGTCCAAACCAGAAGACAAGAGGCGCAAAGCCCGGTCTGATTACGTCTACAGGCGCATGACAGGCACCACGATTGCGGCAATCCATCGGATCAGCCCCTCCACTTTCGCCCGCTGGAAGAAATCGGCGAAGGCGCAGGGCGATGACTGGGATATCGCGCGCAGTGCATCGATCATTGCCGGTGAGGGTGTCGAAGCCGTGGTCTCCAGCGTGGTCGAAGATTTCATGATCATGGCCCAATCTCTGATCGACGAGATCAAGAACGATACGATTCCGATGGAGCAGAAAATCAAGCACCTGACGTCGCTGGCTGATGGGATGACGAAGATGACATCCGCTGCAGGCAAGCTGGCACCCCGGATCTCCGAGCTGGGCGTTGCCCAGGACGTGGTATCGCAGATGCTGGATTTTGTGCGCGCGGAATTTCCGCACCACAGTGCCGCCATTCTTGAAATCCTCGAGCCGTTTGGCGACATGCTGACCGCGCGGTTCGCCTCATGAGCAAGCGCCCGCAGCTCAAGGCGAAGGTTAGCCGCAAGGAGTTCCGCGAGAACCTTGCGGCAATGGCCAACGATTTCTCGCGCTGGATTGAACTGGCGGTATCGGAATTTCCGGCAGACGCCGACGCGCGCGCCGAGCGTCTGGACCGGATTGCAGATCCGCAGTCCGGCTTCCAGTATTTCCTCGAAACTTACCTGCCGCACTACGTCCGGGGCGACCACAGCCTGTTCCACCAGCACATCTTCGCGCGGGTGCCGGAGATCCTCGCGGAATCGGAAGGTGCAAGGGATCTGTTCATCGCGCCGCGCGGGTCTTCCAAATCCACGCATCTTTCGCTCGGCTTTGCGCTCTACTGCGTGATGCTCGGGCACAAGAAATACATCCTTGAAGTCTGTGACGTCTATTCCCAGGCGGCGCTGCTGATAGAAGCGATCAAAGCTGAGTTGACCAGCAATCCGCGGCTGAAGTTTGACTTCCCCGAGATCTGCGGAGTGGGCCGGGTGTGGCGCGAGGGCGAAATCATCACCCGCAACAACATTCGGATTGAAGGTCTTGGTGCGGGCCAGAAGATCCGGGGACGCCGGCATGGTCCGCACCGGCCTGACCTGATGTTCTTTGACGATCTGGAAAACGACGAGGCCGTGCGGTCGCCTGAACAGCGTAAGAAGCTGGAGAACTGGGTCAACCGCGCGGCACTGAAGGTTGGACCTCCCGATGGATCCATGGACGTCATCTGGGTCGGGACCGTGTTGCATTACGATGCGGTGATCGTCCGGGCTGCCAAGTCGCCAGTTTGGCGCAATGTCGAATTCCAGGCCATCGTCAAATGGCCCGACAACATGGAGCTCTGGGACCGGTTCGAAGAGATCTATCAGAACGACGGCGAACCGGCGGCACGGGCATTCTATCTGGCCAACAAGGGCGCGATGGATGCGGGTGCCGTTGTCAATTGGCCGTCGATGCAATCTCTGATCTTCCTGATGCTCGAACGCGCGGCCTCGCATGATGCCTTCCAGACCGAGTATCAGAACAAGCCGATTTCGGAGGGCAATCCATTCGGAAAGCTGATCTACTTCGTTATTCCGACACCCAACCTGATCCATTTCGGGGCCATCGACCCGTCGCTAGGCAAGCATGGCAAGGGCCGTGATCCATCGGCCATTCTGGTGGGCGGTTTTGATCGGATGACCGGCAGAATGGATCTGCTGGAGGCGTCGATCCGCAAGAGACTGCCGGATATCATCATCAGCGATGCCATCGCGATGCAGAAGAAGTACCAGGCGCACCTGTGGTTTGTCGAAGCGGTGCAGTTCCAGGAGTTCCTGCGCACAAGCCTCATGGCGGAAGCGGCAAAACAGGGCGTGGCCCTGCCTGCTGTGCCGATCACGCCCCATGCTGACAAGAACCTGCGCATCGAGCGGCTGCAGCCGCCTGTCGCGGCGGGTCTGATCCGCTTCAATGCCAACCACAGCACAATGATCGATCAGCTCCAGCAGTGGCCCGATGCGGATCATGACGACGGGCCGGATTGCCTGGACATGCTTTGGCAAAATGCCCTGCGCTATGCCGGTGGTCTGGCTGGAAGCGGGACCGGCTTCTCGACCACAGCCTCATCGGTCAGCGACACTCTGGAAGGATACCGCCTGTGAACAAGTCTGACAGTGATCTCACGGCCACGGAACGAAAGAACCTTCCGCGCGATGCCACGCATCTGATCGCGCATGCGCGCAACGACATCACGATCCCGTTCTTTTCCGGCGCGCTCCAATATGTCGATGAAACGCTGATCCAGAAAGGCGGCGGTCGGGGACTGAAGATCTATGACGAGATCGAGCGCGACACCCATGCCTTCGCCATGCTGCAAAAGCGCAAGAAAACACTTGTGGCGCGCGAATGGGTGATCGAGGCGGCGTCAGACGCACCACTGGATGTGCGCGCGGCCGAGATCTGCAAAGCGCTTCTGAAGGCGCTACCGTTTGATCGGATCTGCGAGGACTTCCTGGACGCGACATTGAAGGGTTTTGCTGTTTCGGAAATCGTCTGGGGGCGTCGTGAGGGGCTGATCGCACCTGAAAAGATCGTCGCGCACGATCAGCGCCGATTCGTGTTCGATGAGGATTGGAACCCGCGCCTGCTGACCTTT